GAAGTCTTCAAGAAGCTTTCGCTGAAGTATTTGTGCGACGCCAGGCAGGACGTGAAGGATCGGATTGCGGCGGAGATCGACAAGGCTTGAGGAACGGGGAACTGGAGAAGAGATAACAGGCATGGCACAGGAGCAGGATGACATTCGTTCGATCGTACAGGCGGTGATTGAGGAGTTCGTCAAGGCGGAGCAGGCGAAGGCCGAGCCAGCGTTCCAGACGGAACTGGTGGAGGAGCGAAAACGGCGGGAGAGTCTGGAACAGCGCGTAAACGACCTGGTGAAAGAAAACCAAAAGGCGAGGGCCGCGGCGGAGGAATCGGAACGGAGCTCGACGATCCGGACGGAGCTGCAAAAGCTGGGGGTCGCGAAGATCGAGCTGGCGTACCGGGCCGTGAAAGACGAAATTTTCCGCGGTGAGGACGGCAAGTTTCTAGCAGCGGGCGGCGCGGAAATGCGGGATTATCTGGCGCGGTTCGTGGGGGAGAATCCGGAGCTGCTGCCGGCGCGGGTGGCCGGAGGATCGGGAGCCAACGCGGGCCAAAGGAGCCCGCACGAGGCGGGGGCGGTGCAACTGGACCAGATCCGTCCGGGGATGAGCGCCGAAGACAAAGAACGGGTGCGGCAGGAGATCGCGCGGGTCGCATCGCAGACGCTTCGCGGATGGTAGCGGAACGGGAAGGATCACAAGCCGGACGGCACAGGGCGTCCAACTGAATAACGTCCAACTGAATAAGGAGATGAAATGGGAGCAATTACTTCAGCAAATGTAGCAAATGCGATTGTCAAGCTGGTAGCGGCCGACGCGTTACCGGCTCTACTGGGCAACCTGGTCATGGGAAACCTGGTGAATCGCGACTACGAGCCCACGCTGGCGCGGGCCGGAGACACGGTCAACGTACCGATTCCGCCGACGCTGGTGGCGAATAACATCGCCGAGGGCGGCACGGTCACGCCGCAGAATCCGGACCTGGGAAACGCGCAAATTGTTTTAAACACGCACGTGGAAGCCACGTTTCAGATTCCCGACGTGACCAAAGTCCTGGCGGTTCCGGATCTGTTGAAGCTATACATGCAGCCGGCGGTGGTCGCGCTGGCGGAGCGGATCGAGTCCGATCTGCTGAGTTTTTACGGGAGTTTCACGGCTAATACGGCGGTGGGCACGGGAGGAACGGCCATCACCGAAGCCACCGTGGATTCGGCGGAAACGACTTTGTTCTCGGCGATGGTTCCGGCGAGCGCCGCGAAATACCTGGTGGTGAGTTCGGGAACGTACTCGGCATTACGGCAGATCTCGCGCTTCAGCGAGTTTAATACCGCCGGTGAAGCGGGACTGCGGGCGTTGGTGGACGGAGCCGTCGGCAAGATGAAGGATTTTTACATCTTCCGCTCGCAATTCGTGGTGCAGACGGGGAGCAGTCCGGTGACGACGCACAATCTGGCATTCGCGCGCGACGCGATCGGATTGGTGGTGCGGCGGCTGCCTCAACCTCTACCGGGCACGGGCGCTATCGCCGAGTACGCAGAACTGGGGAACTTCGGCATGCGCGTCACCATGAGCTATCAGCCGAATACCCTGGCGCAGCAATTCACGGTCGACGTCCTGTACGGGACGGGCGTGTTGAGAAACAGCTTCGGAGTGCAGGTAAACAGTTAGGGCTTCCGTCAAGGCGCCGATGGGGCCGGCTGGTCCGGCCCATGCGGACGCGCCGGGGAGTCAGGAGCCGAAATGGATTTGCGCGCATATTACCAGAAGATCCGAAAAATCGAGGCGGACATTTCAGAGCCGGCGGCGGTGATTGTGAGCCGTGCGACGCCGGAGGGCGGAAGGGTGGGCGTGAAGACCGAGGTTCCGCGAGGCTTGGCGGCACGAATGGTGGCGGAGGGAAGAGCCGACCTGGCGACTCCGGACGAGGCCGCGGAATTTCGCGCGAAGGCTGCGGCGAATCAGAAGATCGCGCAGGAGATCGCGGGGGCCGGTGCGCGGACGCCGCACCGGAAGGGATAAGGAAGCGAGGACGGATGGCTCTGCTGACTGACGGTAATCCGAACGACACGCCGGCGCTGCAGGTTTACGAAGTGGGAATTCTCGGGGTCGCGAATGTGGAAGGGATCGACTTGAACGTGAAGCTGGGGCTTGCCACCGTGGAACTCTCGGCGATCATACTCGACGTTCTGCTCGATCACGCGTGGACGCCGGACCCGCAGACGAACATCCGTAGAAGAACGGGCGTCTCCGATGTGGTGGTGTCGCCACAAATGACGCGATGGCACGCACTGCACACGCTCGCGATTGTTTATCGCGACGCGTTCAACAATCAACTCAACGACCGGTACCAGCCGAAGTGGAACGAGTACCGGGCGCTGTCGAGGAACGCGCAGGAAGAAACCATGCGGTTCGGAATCGGGCTGGCACTGACGCCGATCCCGCAGGCTCCGTCGCCGGTGTTTAGCGTCGTGCCAGGCACGAACCCGGACACGATCTATTACGTCCAGGCGACCTGGGTCTCGCTCAACGGGCAGGAAGGCGCACCAAGTGAGGTGACGACCTACGAAACGCCGGCGGGGAGCACGCTGGTCGTGGGCACCGCAAGTCCACCGGCTTTGGCGACGGGTTTCAACGTCTACATCGGGTTGTCGCCGACCACGCTCGCACTACAGAGCAGCACTCCGATTCCGATCGGCGTGAACTTCACACTCCCCTCGTCGGGCCTTGTGACAGGGAATCCACCCGGGAGCGGGCAATTGGCCGACATCTACATCATCGGTGGGCGGACGCTGAGGCGGGGGTAAGGCGATGGCACAGACCAGCAGCCTGGTGACCAAGTTAATGGTGGGGTTTCTGACGGACCCGAATACGGGGCTCGGCTCGACGGTAGCGAACGTCGCGGCGGATTCAGGCATTCCATTGACGCCGATTCCCCCAGAGAATGTGATCGATCAGAATCTGCCGGTGGCTGTGGCGGAGCGGAGCCTGGCGGTGAAGTATCCAGTGGTACGCGTCTACTCGGACCGCACGCGGAATCTTCTCACAGAGAAATTCCGGACGTTTTCCGGAAAAGTGCGGACGGTCGCGGAAGTGCGGGTTTCGCAGGATCGCGTGGAAGGACTCGAGGATCAGCTGCGCCTATACGTAGACTCCGTGACGCAGGTACTCGACGCGAATCGCGGCACGTGGGGCCAGGGAGCGTTCTTCACGGGAGGGTATGAGGTGACGTACGAGCCGGTGCAGCACGGAGGAAGGAATCTGCTGCAAATCGCGAAAGTGACTTTTGAAGTGGACCTTTCAAGCTAAGAAGGCGGGCCAGTAAGAAGGCGGCGTGTTAAGAAGGCAGCGAACGAAAATATGTCTTGTTACATTTCTTCTAATAACGAACGGCTGTACGTTGCGCTCGAGTCGACTTACGGCGTGGTCCCGACGATCACCAGTCAAAATCGCATTCCGCTGGTGAAGCTGACGGCGAAACAGGTTCCGGCGCAGACCTCGCGAAACGATAAAACAGGCAGCCGGACTTTTGTCGGATTGCCCAATACGATCCGGAAGACGACGAGCTTCCAGCTCGATACGTTGATGACGGAGTGGACCGACCAGACGGCTCAACCGAGCGAAGGTCCGCTGTTCCAGGCGGCGATGGGAGGGACTCCGGCATTCTACAACGGCGGGACGGTCGCGACGGTTACGGGAACGACGGAAATTCAGTTCACGGCAGCGCACGGGCTGTCGGCCGGGCAGGCGGTGACGTTTTCAGGAGAGATCCGGTTTGTCGCAGCGGTGCAGGACACGATGACCGTGTTCCTGAATGCGCCGTTCACAACGTTGCCGGAAGCGGGGTCAGTATTCGGCACGACGATCACGTATGCGCTCGCAACGAGCTTGTCAGGCGTGAGCATCTTCGACTACTGGGATCCCAGCACGGCTGTACAGCGAATCGTGGAAGGCGCCGCGATGGACACGATGAAGATTACGGTCAACGGGGATTACCAGGCGTTCGAGTTTGCGGGCCCGGCGAGGGACCTTCTCGACAGTGCGAGCTTCACGAGCGGCGAGGGCGGGCTGACTTCGTTTCCGACGGAGCCGTCTACAGCGGGATTCGACTACACGATCGTTCCCGGGCACCTGGGCGAAGTGTGGATGGGGGCATCGCCGAACGAATTTTCCACGGTTACGGCGGCGACGTTGACCCTAGACAACGCCGTGGAGCTGCGAGTCAAAGAATTCGGGAGCGACTTTGCGCAGTGCATCGCGGCGGGACAGAGGTCGGTGAAGCTGAATTTCGAACTTTTCGAGCAAAGCGATGCGCAAACGCAAGGGCTGTATCAGGCGGCTCGGCAGCGATCGCCGATCGGGGTGATGTTCCAGTTGGGAGAACAGACGAACCAGTTGTTCGGGGCATACATGCCGGCGATGGTGCCGGAAGTGCCGGACTTCGACGATTCAGAAACGAGGCTGCAATGGAAATTCCAAAACGACCGGGCGCAGGGAACGGTAGATGACGAACTGTACATCGCCTTCGGGTAGGCGCTACGAGAGCACGGCGTGGTTCGACGCGGAGACACAGCAGGGCGTGAGATATACCATCGCACGCGTATCGTTCGGGCGGCGCATCGAGCTGGCGAGGCGAATTCGCGAGATCGGCCGCAAGATGGAATACCTGGAGGCCGCGAGCGACGTGAGGGAGAAGCTGGAGGCGACCGTGCTTGCGGCGGAAATCGATCGCGCGTATCTCGAGTGGGGATTGATGAGCGTCGAGGGCCTGGACATCGACGGGGCGGCGGCGACACCGGCCACGCTGATCGAGACAGGGCCGGTGGATCTGGCCGCGGAGATCCTGGCGCGGATCAAGGCCGAGTGCGGACTGACGGAAGACGAACGAAAAAACTGATTGTCGCATTCCACTTTCAGAGTTCCCATCCCGCCGGATGGAAATGCGACGAATGCAGGCGGCAGGAGCTTCAGCAAAGAAGACGTTGCGGATGGCTGCCGGAAGAGCGGCGGGGCGCGCGGAGGCTGGTGTGGGTGCGCGGGCGGACGGCGACGGAAGAATGTCCGAAATCTTTCGTGACGCCGCAGAGCGTGGAGTGGCTGGAGAAATTCTTCGCATGGAAGTTTGCGGGCGCGGGGGCGCTCGAAGAGCTGCCAGCAAGGGACGCGGACGCGTTTCTGGCATTGGAGCGAGCGTGGCGGGAAGCGAACCAAGATCATGGCTAACAAGAATCCATTGAGTAGCGTTTCGGCTCTGTTCGGCGGAAGTTCGAGCGGGCAGGCGACGCGCGATCAGGTGGTCACGGGATCCATTCAGGCGCTGACGGGAGTGAATGGAGGATCGGGCGGCAGCAGTCAGAACAGCGCGCTGACCGAGCAGCTGACGAGCCTGACGCAGCAACTACAACAGCTTCAGACAATCAATCAAACGCAGATCGATACTTTACAGGAAAACACGCAGGCGCTCAGCCAGAGCACGAGTTCGAAGGGGCAGGGAAGCGCAGGATCGACCGCAAGCTCGGTCGGAAGCACGCTGCTCGACGTTTTCGGACTCGGGTCGGGATTGAGTCCGTTGATTTCGGGCCTAATGAGTCTGTTCGGAGGCGGCGGGGCGAATCAACCGTCGCTGACCCCGTACGTCGCGCCGCTGCCGGTGAACGCGGCGGGCGGATTCAGCGGGTCGAGCGCGGGAGGGGTGGTTGGCGTGGACAATGCGGACGGCGGTCTGCCGCGTCCGGCTCCGTCGTCAACGTCAACCGCAAGCGCGGCACCGCAGATCACGGTGCAGGTGCAGGCGATGGACAGCCAGTCCTTTCTCGATCACAGCAACGATATTGCGCTGGCTGTGAGGCAGGCGATGCTCCAGTCGAGCGTGCTGAGCGACGTGATCCAAGGAGCGTAACGTGGCTAGCTTTCCGGCTTTGAAAACGGGTGCGGTGGCGCAGTATCCATCCGACCGGCAACGGCAGTTCTCGACGCAGGTGCTGCGATTCCTGGATGGAAGCGAGCAGCGCTTTCCAGGATTCGGGACACCGCTACGTCAGTGGACGATCCGGCTGGATCTGCTGGACGAATCCGAACTGACAGCGCTGGAGTTGTTCTTCAAGGGAGAAGGCGGCCGCGCGCAGACGTTTTCCTTCACCGATCCATGGGACGGGAGCGTGTATCCGAGTTGCAGCTTCAACGGCGACACGCTGGCACTCGAATACGACGGCGTGGCACGCGGCAAGACCTCCGTGGTCGTGAGGCAAAACCGGAGTTAGGAGGCAGCGGCGGGACGATGCTAGTTTTTCCACAACTCGGAACTGGCGCATCGGCGCTCTATCCGGTCACCAAGACTTCGGTCCAGAGGACCGTGGTGAATACGCTCGGGGACGGGAGTACCGTGGTCTTCGCCGATCCGTACGCGGCGGCGATGGCGTGGGAGCTGCAGGCCTCGGGGTTGACCGCAACGGAATGGAACGCGATCGAGGCGCTGTTTCAGGCGACGTCGGGGATGTGGCAGACGTTCACGTTTCTCGACCCGACGGCGAATCTTCTTTTACAATCCGAAGACTTCGGCGCGACGGCGTGGACGAACGGGGCGCTCATCGAGCTCACGACGGGAATCGGCGATCCGCTGGGAACGACGCGAGCGACCGGCGTGGTCAACGCGGGAGAGACCACATTGAGTGTCGCGCAGACGCTGAATGTTCCGGGGAATTTCCAGTATTGCCTGAGCGTGTGGGCCAAGACCGCGGCAGGATCGAGCGTCACGCTGTCGATATCGACGACGGGCGGGAGCGTGACGCAGACGTTTCCGCTGACCGGGGAATGGGTGCGAATCAACGTTTCCGGAAATCCGGGTCAGAGTACGACCCAGGTAACGTTTGCAGCGCAACTCGCGGCTGGAGCCTCGGTGGACCTGTTCGGAATGCAGGTCGAGGCGCAGCTGGCTCCGTCGGATTACAAATTGACCGGCGCGAAGGGCGGAGTCTACGCGAAGGCGCGGTTCGCCGCGGATCAGATCACCGTGACGGCGCAAGGGACGGACGTTTATGACGCGGTGATCAAGATCGTGGACACGGAGGGTTAGGGAATGGCGGCGACGATCGATGCTCTAAAGGAACAGGAAGCTCCGCCGACGCCGCTGTTCCTGTTCGATTGCGTGCTGAGCTCGGGCGCAACCGAGCGGTGGGCCACGCACGCCGTGACGCACAGCGGCAACGCCTATCCGGCGAGGCTGATCACGCACAACCTCAATCAACTGCGGGCGTCACCGGACAACGGCCTCGATGGGGGGGCGCAGGTCACGGTGACGCTGGCGAACGCGGACTCCTATTTTTCTCAAATCGAGCGCGAGACGGGATTCAAGGGCGCGCAGATCACGATCACGTTTCTCTTTTACGATCTGATCGGCAACGCGGCGGCCTCGGAAGCTCGCGTGATGTTCATCGGGATCGCGAGTCCGCCGGACGAGATCACCGAATCCACATTCCGGGTGACGTTTCTGAGCCGCCTGAATCTGCAGCGCATCATTTTGCCGGAAGTACGGATCGAGCGCAGATGCCCGTGGTACTTTCCAGCAACGTCCGCGCAGAGGATGGAGGCAGTGAACGGCGGAGCGAAAGGCAAGTACTCGGCGATCTACAAGTGTGGATATTCGCCGGACCAGACGGGAGGAGTGGGCAACCTCGATAGCGGCGCGCCCTACACCACCTGCGATTACACGCGAGCGTCGTGCCTCCAACGGGGGATGTTCAACCAAGACGCATCCGGCAATGCGACCAGCCGGTTCGGAGGGCTCGAGTTCGTACCGGCACAAATTCTGGTGCGGGCTTATGGCGAGAAGGGGACGCAACTGTCGCCGCTGCTGGACAATCTGGCGATCTACAACGACTTCGTTCCGCTGGTCTAT